ATAAGGAACCAGATAACCCATGGCAACGTTGGATATTCTTATCAAATATGATAGACGCATGGAGAATCTTCCCTAGGGCTTTTCTATCAGTGTACATATTCTTACTATACTACGCAACAATGTGGTTTATGGACTTGCCAGACCCAACACTCGAACAGTCAGGTTTAATATCTGTCATAGTAGGTGCTGGAGCGGCTTGGTTTGGTCTTTACGCTGGTACAGCAAAAGACAAAATCAATAGCAAGTAGTCATGGACTCGATGTGGAAACACTTCTGCCAATGGATAAAGGACGTAGTCTACGTACCTATTGGTCAGAAGTGTCCATATTGTAAGAAATCACAAAATAATACTTGACATATGGTTATAATTTTAGTATAATATACATATGAAAAATACAGAATACAACGAACACAGGACTTGTCAGATGTGGAATGCTGAGACAAAGTCATTTGAGACTTGGCATATTGGAGAGTGCGATATATGTGGAGAAGAACTAGACCATGAGTCTGGGGAATGTAAGCAGTATAAGTGCTGGATATAATGAATTTATTTTATCTTGACGAAGACCTCGACAAGTGCGCTGAGTACCATGTTGACAAGCACATAGTAAAGATGCCTCTCGAGGCAGCACAACTCTTATGTACTGCAATATGGGTCGATGCAAAGCTAGGCTTTGTACCTCGTGCATTGGACAAAGAAGAAAGAGAAGTTCTGAATAGTGAGAAAGCCAAGATAAAACATCTTCCTTTGGAAGAACGACCACTCACACCATACCTGCCGATGATGTACAATCATCCTTGCACAATATGGGTTCGGTCTAGCTTGGATAACTTTGAGTGGACTCATTGTTATGCTAACGCACTCAACGATGAGTACCACTATCGTTATGGTAAACAACACAAGTCTATTGTAGAAGTAGTAAATAAACTACCCGAACCAAAGAATCTACCTAGACTTGGATTCACAGAATTTGGATTAGCAATGCCTGATGAACTAAAAGACTACGATAATCCTATACAGAGTTATCGAGACTACTATCATCTTGACAAAGCTACATTTGCAGCATGGTCTCACAGAGACAAGCCTCATTGGTGGAATGAAGATTACGCCGATTATGAGGAAAGAATAACAGCAAAATGATTAAAAAAATAGTAGAAGGATTTACCTTTACATTTAAGGACGGCACATCTGAAGAAGAACAGATGAAAGCTATAGAACAACATTTGGAAAGACAACACTACTTCAGACAAATTATAATTAGAAAGTCTGATGGTAGTGAAATTCATTTAGGGAATGGAGTAAGAAAACATGGCAAAAGACACACCTCTTAGCACATTATTAGGAATAACAGACGAACCACTAGAGACTATGTCTAAATCTGATATGCTTTTGAATAATTTAGAAACTCAACAAGCAAAGGTTAGACAAGAGATACATTTACTCGAAGAAGAATTATCAGACAAGAAAGAGTATCTATTAAAGATAGTTGGTGGTATCGAAACTTTAAATGAATTGCAAAAGTGAGAATCGTAGTTCAAGATAATTTTTATCCTGACCCTGACAAAGTACGAGAACAGGCATTAGCTATGTTCTTTCATCCAGGGCAAATGGGTATGCAAACAAAGTTTCCAGGTCAGCGAACTAGAGGAACGTTCTCTAAAGAGAACAGGATATATGTTAGGAATAAACTATCACATATGTTAAATAGAAACATGATACATTTTCCTCACAACACTAGTAACTGTGCCTTTACATTAGGAACTATACGAGATAAGTCTCCACAAAATTGGATTCATCACGATGCAACCTATATGGATAGAGAGAATAGACTAGGTGGCACAGAGTATGCTGCAGTTATATATTTATCTCCTGAGCCAGACCCTACAGCGGGTACTGCATTTTTTAGAAGTAACAAGTCAAAGAAGATATGGAAAACAAAAGAAGTAACTTTTGATAACTCCACAGGATTTAAAGATGTGTGGAAAGGACATCCCAACTTTGATTTACATATGTTTTCAGCAAACATATACAATAGAGCATTAGTATACCCTGCTAGATATTGGCACGCACCTTCTAACGCAGGTTGGGGGTATGACAAAAAGACAGGCAGACTTGTACAAGTTTGCTTTTTTATGGTAGAACAAGGGGAGTATGATGAGCGAATACAACAGCAATAAGTTTAATGAGGATGAAGCACTCAAGACGCTTCGCACATACATAGAGTCCACATACGATGGACATTACAGTATGAACAAAATACAATCTACTGAGTTTATATTTGACGCAGGACATGGAGAAGGTTTCTGTTTAGGAAACATAATAAAGTATGCACAGAGATATGGAAAGAAAGAGGGTAGAAACACAGCAGATTTATTAAAAATTTTACATTACGGAATTATTTTACTAGGGGTAAATTATGAGAGTGAAAAAACACGAAAATCTTACACAAGCAAATATCAGCAAGGTAATTGAGTTACTAAATCCCAGCGGGGATGAAAAACCAATCACTAAGAAAGAAGCTTGTGCAATTCTGAATATTGCATACAACACGACAAGACTTCAGAAAATTATTGATGAACACCATGAAATGATGGAGTTCCGTGCTAAAAGAAAAGCACAAAACAGAGGTAAGGCTGCTACTCCGCAGGAAATTACCGAGACTGTAAAAATGTATCTTGAAGGAGACAATGTGAGTGAGATTGCAAAAGCATTATATCGTTCACCTGCTTTTATAAAAGGTATCATTGAAAGAATAGGAGTACCTCAGAAACTGTCAATGACAGATTACGAAGGAAGAAGAAACGCATTACTACCTGAACAGTGTGTAGCAGACGAGTTTGAACCTGAAGAAAGAATTTGGGCAATCAGACAGAACTACCCAGCAGTAGTAAAGAAAGAGATTCAACCTGAGACAGCAGAAGAAAGAGGATACAAGTATTATCTTGTGTATACAATCGAAGCAACACAAGATGATTTAAAAAACACATACTTCCCGCATTTAGAATATGCAGGAAAGTTTCACGTATTACCAGCATATGAAATGGGAAGTTTAAAGCACTTACAACAATATTTGTAAGATAAGGACAGGGTATGTCAGAATATATTGTAGCCGCGTGGGTTTCCGCTTGGTTACTACAACTTTACACAATTTATTATCCCATTTTGAGGAGAGTTCCTCATGGGCATATAGTAAGAAAACAATGGTTAATATCATACAGTATTGTATTTATCTTTGCTCTCTTACTCGTACCATTCTCATTACCAGCTATGCTAAGTGAGAATCATAGAATTAGATATCAGAATGGATTTCTGAAAGGATTATTAGGAGAATAACATGGCATACATAGGCAACCCGTACTTTGATGCACTAGAAGCAAAGTATATTGCAGAAATTAAGGAAGCACAAGCAGTCCTTGCAACATATTTTCAAAACTCAGTAGGTATCGGAGAACATTCCGATTTATTACCTGAGTTCGACAAGTGGGTAGGCAAGTTAGCAGAAGCTGAAGATAAATTAAAATCATTGCGCGGCTTACTAAAAAGATGAATCAAGTCCTTATACTGGAGACAGATAGCGAAAAGATAGGTGTAATAAGAAATCCTTATGAACGTGCTGTCTTTCATTACATGCATGGACTAGATTGGATTGGTTTTGATAACTGGATTCAAGAAAATAATTTAGTAAGTCAGGTAGAAGCATATAAAAAATGCACACAACTAATCGCATTTGATGATTGGCAAAATGAACTAAACAATCTAAACCTAGATGTAAAAGATATATCAGTTATGAAAGGTCAAAAAACAATAACGGACTGGAAAAGTTGGTATACTTTAAAAAGTAAACAAGTAATTACCGAAGTATTCAAAGATGATATACTTACCTACGGTTTTAGCTACTAAAAAATAGTTCTTGACTCATGCTTAAAATTCTTGTATAATATATTTATATTAAGGAAATAAGCAATGAGCGACAGATATTACACACAAATGCTAGAGACCACAGGTTGGTGTCCAGGTTATCGTAATACTTTTAGCCTTGCCGAATACAAACAAAACTACACATTAAAAAGGAAAAGAAACATGGCGTGGACAGACGAAAGTAAAGAACAAGCAGTAGAAATGTATACTGCAGAAGAACCAACTCCAGAGAATAGCATGGAGATTGTACAGATGATTGCTGAAGAATTAGGCGAGAGCCCAAATGGTGTCAGAATGATTCTAACAAAAGCAGGTGTTTATGTTAAGAAAACACCAGCTGTCAAATCCTCATCAGGTGGTGGCGGAGGCAGAGTAAATGTCGCAGCTGCACAAGATGGTTTGATAAAAGCTATTAGTGATATGGGCGAAGAAGCAGACAGTGCTATCATCAGTAAACTAACTGGTAAAGCAGCAGTATACTTCACTAACTTAATCAACAAACTTAACGATTAATACCCCTGAAAACATGGGGAGGGCAACCTCCCTGTGTATTTTTGTATCCAACAGAACCACCTTGTAAAGCGATACCATGATTGGACGGTAATAGATATTAACCTACCAACAGGAATCACATGAAAAAAGAAGATTTTGTTAGAAAACTTGACGATGCTGGAGATGCCATCGTCACATACAGAAGTCAAAATAGTCGTAGATTGAAGTATAATGTATGCACTACAGATTTTGACAATAAGTACATACAGTCTAAAAGAAACAGGGCAAAGCCAAATAATAGACAAGTATTATTATTTTGCTGGGATACTGATTCTTATAGATTATTAGTCCCTGACAATGTAACTTCTATCGTGCCTTTATCGAGGATATTGAAAAATGATAGAATTACATGAAGCACCAGCTGTTTACGAAAAAGAAATAAGCTATAACGAAGCAAAAGAAGAAAAAGTATTTGTTATGGTCAACACTTTTCGTGGAACAGAATATCTACATATTAGAAAGTATTATCAGGACTTTGACGAAGAATGGAAACCTACCAAGGACGGCATTGCTATGCCTTTAGATTTTGATAATAGTCGTGGACTATTTGAGGCGTTGGTTGAGATTCTTTCAATATCAGAGGTCAAAGGAGTGCTAGAAACTCATTTCAAAGAAGTTCTCGATAAGATATACCTATAGCTCTAAAAAATAATACTTGACAAATCCTTAAAATTTCTGTATAATATTCATATGAATAAAACAGAATACCTAGAATTATGCAATCAAAAGTATGCAGAGGGTAATCCTATATTACCTGACGAAGTATACGATAGACTCGTAGAGAACACCGCATTAGAAACACAAGTAGGATATAAACCTCAAGACACAACATATGGTAACTTTGCACCTATAGATTCACGATTCAAACATCCTTACCCAATGTATTCATTACAGAAAGTCTTTATCGGAGAAGATAAAGAGCCAGATTGGGATATTAACCAAACCAAGATTATGACTGCCAAGTTGGATGGCGCAGCTGTGTCTATTACATACATAGATGGCGAACTAACACAGGCGTTGACTCGTGGAGATGGCAAAGAAGGATTAGATATTACTGGAAAAATGAGAACTTTAGTACCAAATAAAATATGGAGTAAAGGACTGAAACAGATTACTGGAGAAGTTGTTGCACCAAAAGAAATACCAAATGCTAGAAATTATGCAAGTGGTGCTTTGAATCTAAAGGACTTAGAAGAATTCAAATCTCGTAA